TTGTTATAGTGAACAACCTTCAATGAGATACAGTTTTAAACCTACTATCGAATTAGCTGAGGTAGAAAGACCAGCAAATGCAAAAAAGCAATACGGTGAAATTAAAATCGATAAAATTGCCGACACTGAGTCTGAGTTTACTAAATACAGTTTTACTGATAGCCTTATGTCAATTATTTGGAGTTTTGAAGGTGAACCATATTTGGGAACTAATTTTTTGCAATATAAGCAGGTTGCATTTCATCTTCAGAATAATACAACTCACTCTATAAAAATAAAATGGGATGATTCAGCCTTTGTAACACCTAATGGTGTATCACATAGAATCTTACATAGCGGTATTAAATACTCTAACGCTGATAATCCCATGCCACCAACTATTATTGTCCGAAAAGGAATGGTTGATGATATGATTGTACCAGTGGATAATATTTCGTTTGAATCCGGGCAATTTGGAGGGTGGAAGATTACTCCATATTTAGAAACTGTGGAGTTTGAAAGCCAGACATTAGCAGAAGATAGTGCAAAAGAACTAGTCGATAAATCTTATCAAGTATTGTTATCTCTTGAAATAGAGGGGATTCAAAATGACTATATCTTTGTATTCAACATACCTCGATATGAATTAACCAGTAGACTGTCAAATTATTTCAAACCTTTTAAAGGTGATGGTCGACACTAATTACCAACAAACACAGTCGTCGTCCTGCATTTCCAATGAAACGGCGGGAAGGGAGTATGGGCTCCTGAGACACCGATGGGCTCATCCTGGTTGTTGTAGACTATCTGATCATTCTTCACCCAGGGGGCTAAGGCTTTGATGTACTCTCTGGCATCATCCAAGCTATTGGACTTGGTGTCCAACCCCATCAGGTTATCCATCACTTCAATCGCATCATTTAGGGGATAGACCTTATCTTGGGCTGCCAAAGCCCGGCAGATGTCACTCGTGCGGTCATCCAGAATAACCACTAACTTGTAGTACTTAGCCTGTGCCTTCTTGTATCCCTGCAATCTCCCGAACTCCCTGATCCTGAGAGCTGTATGCTCTGCCAGTCCTTGCCAGTAAGCTTGGGACTTGTCTGTAATGTCGGAAAACTGCTGTTTCAGGATCTCGGTGAGCATTTCTTTAGTGTATCCTTGTTCTATGGCTTGAGTGAGCACATCTGTGAAGTTTTGGCGGATATCAGCCTCAAAATGGTTACCCAGCCAGAAGAGCTGCTGTTTCTGGATAGTGGAGGTCAGGTGCTGGTCTTCTATGCCCCATAACCCGATGGATATCCGGGTGGGTGCCTGGACTTGGGTATCCCGGAGTCCCAGCCTGACACAGCGGTCGATATAGGCTTTGGTCGGTTCATTGACTTGAGCTGCGAAGTCATCGCCCAGTTGGGTGTTAATGATATCCATCATCTTATCTATCTGGGTCTTGCTGAGTTTCTCGGACTTTGGCATGTCACTCAGCATCTGGATAGCTAATCTGGCAGCATCCCTGACTTCTGTCCTCCAGGTATTATTCAAGACCCTATAATATTCAAGCATGAGTTGGTCATAGTAGTTCATTTAAAGATAAATCTCCTGACCCTGACTCTGTTCCTGCCTATGTCATACTCGGAGAAGCGTTCCAAACAGCCGGATAAGGCATCACAGCCATCGATATAACCATCCGGGTAGGTCAGGAACTGGCTGATCAGAGTGGGAGTATCCTGTCCGTCCGGGAACAGTATCTTGGCAGTTTCAATAAGCGTTTCTGTCCGTTCTATCCTCAGGTTCTTGTTTTCCTTGTTATCTATCCGCTTGATCCGATGGGATATGGGTGGCAGGTGGTTATCAGTTGCCCAGCGGTCGAAATCAGCCAAGATCCTGGCTTGCCCGTAAGTGGTCTCCATAGCTGATCTGAACTTGACTCTGTAGGTTCTGTCCAACTCCTGACATTTATCGTAGTAATACCTGAAGAACTTAGTATTCTCAGTCTGACGTATCCAGACACTAAGAACGTAAAATTTATTACCATCATAGCCAATGGAGATGACTGCCTTAAAACAGCCTTTCTCACCCCATGCCGGGTCAGCATATAGCCAGACCCTTTTCAATTGGGTTGCTGTTGGCAGGCTTCTGTACTTGGTAAACCAGTGGAACTTGAAGATATTGCCCTCAATGACCGGCTGTCCCAACATCTCCCTTTGATACCCGGTATTGCCGAACTTGGCTTTCAGGTTAGGTAAGGTAGCAGTAGGATACTGCTCTTCCCAGACTGAGGTCCCATCAAGGTTCTCCAAAGAAAAGCGCAAAATCGCTTTTTGGTGGGCTTTCAGGACTGAGTTGGCATTGGTATCCACTTCCGGCTGGATTGCCTTGATTTCGTCTATAATGAGAGATAGGAACTGGCAGATGGCATAATTGGGATGTACCAGGTTACCTAACCAGATCACCTTGCCGGATTGTCCCGGGTCCAAGGCACCGGCCAGCTCCTGAGTGATCTTCTCCATACGTCTCTTGCCAATGGACTGGTTGCCCATGTTCTCTTCTTTATCAATATCATCACAGATGATCAGTCCGGGTCGTTTGGCAGTCTTGGGGTTGATGGTTCCCCGGTGGGATTGTTTAATGGAACGTGCTCTGATTCTGGTCTTGTTCTTGAGGTAGAAGTCTAAATCGAAGGTATCCACCGGCTGCAGCTCAGGGAAGTCGGATAATAGCCTACGGTTGTTTATCAGTTCATGCAAGGTAAAGGCTGTCCTTTCCTGTGCTAAATCGACATCGGCAGCAGTATGGATGACATATCTCTCACCCTTGATGATCTTCCAGATAGGATAGACCACGCCCATGAGTACCGTTTTGCCCAACCCACGAAAACCTGTGATGCTGATGATGCCTGTGCTTTTATCAGACTCATTAAACATCGTCTGATGGGCTGGGCAGAAGGGTAAACCAAAGACATGGGGGAAGTAAGTATGGCAGAAAAAGGAAAAGCTATCCCAGCCTTCGCCCTTGGTTCTGGCGATCCGCTCTTCCTTGGCTTCGGGATTATCGTCTATAAAAGGCAAAACGGAGATCGTTTTTGAGGCGATCTCCGTCAGTGCCTTGTTATGCCTTTGAATGAACTTCTTAGGCATAACTGGGTCTGGGAGGGCTTAGGGGGTATCGGAGGGCTGTTATGATATTAACCATTGCGAATACGCAGATAATCAGCTAAATCCAAGACTATTGCTTGGAACTGCTTGAGGAGAGTTTCATAGCCTTTCTCGACCATGAAGTCGGTGGTTTGATCTAAAAACTTTACGATGTAATCATTGAGTTCTTTGGCAGGTTCGTCATCCTTCTGGTTCTGCTTAATCAAAGAGACTAAAGACTGCAGAGCGGTATCAGCCGGGTTCTTGGCATACTCCCTTAAGGCTTGAATCAGAGCTCTCTTGCGAGCAGTCCTGATCTCAGCATCGAGCTTACGCTCTTCCTTGAATAGGCTATCCCAATTACCCGACTTGATCCACTTGCGGACGGTTATCTCTGACACACCGAAGATTACTGCTAATTCGGAAGTGTTGGTCTTACCATTCAGGTAAGCTTCCTTGCAGTTATCCTTCTTGATGCGGAACTCTTTGTCATTACTCATTGTGGGGTTGTACCATGTATTTTTGCAGGTATTTATTAATGTCCCTGCCGAAGCAACGTAGTTGACCATTTTCTTTGGTGCGGTAAGCCGGCAGAGGGTTGAATACCTTCCTGATTAAGCGATAGATAGTGGAGCGATCCACATTCAGCTTTTCAGCTATCTCATCAGGTCGGTAACCCCGGTCGTCTTGAAAGAGGTTCATAGGTTCAACTATCATTTCAGCAGTGTTGTTTCTCATGCTATCCATATATTCATCTCCTGTACTTTTGACAAACAAGGTTGCCTTAAGTTGCCACAGTATCTCACTCAATATTACAGAGCGCTGAAGTTGAGGACGATCTGCTGGTAGTTGCCTGCTGCATCCCGTTCGTAAAAAGCGACATACTGCTTGGTGGACGTGACGTTAATTGCCTGGTCGATCAGTTCCATAGCTTCCTTCCAAGTAGCATCCTTGATGTTGTATCTTCTGAGAGCCAGGATGCGATACTTGGCAATTTCGCCTTTCTTATCGACCTGGAAGGCTTCATTGATGATAGCTCTGAGGTTGATGTTGGAGTCGGAAGTCCATTCCTTCAGGCATTCATCGATCTTCTGCTTGGCAAGCTGCAGTTCAACTCCGAACTGGATGCGTTCCTTGAACCTGATCTCGACCTTGTACTGCTCGTCAAAGCTGAGCAGGATAGCATTGCCTTTCC